GCAATGGTCAAGATTTCCGTTTTTTGCAGTTCCCCGAGCAGGCGTCCCGCTTTCTCCGCTTTGACCATGCACGCCTTTATCCAATTGCCCTTGACCTTTTCCTTGGGCATGGCAGCCGCGCAGAGCTCGTCGTACTTGGCGCGTTGTTGGTCCGGGGGCGCGTCGAGCACGCGCAGCATGTCTTTGTAGTTGAGCGGCGAGGCCGATTCGCGCCAGTGTTTCAGGATGCCCGCGCCCTTGATGCTCATGATTCGATGCATCTTGGAGACGTAGCCTTGTGTCAGGCCGATTTCCGATGCGATGGCAACGTCCGATGCGCCACCGTCCGCCATTCGTGCGATTGCCACTGCGGTATCGGCTACCGTCAAGTTGTTGCGGGCGATGTTTTCGACGCTGTTGTGCCGACGCGCTTCGATTTCGGTGAGTTCGTGAATGACTGCGCGAATGCCTGCTTCCTTGTCCTTCTCTTCGTCGGCAATCAGGGCCAAAGCCTCGTACCGTTGAAACCCTTTGACCAGGGCATAAGGCTTTTTGGCGACGTTTTTCGGATTGGGGTTTGGCCGAACTTCTACGGGGTCCAATTGCCCGGTCCACGCCGGTCCCCCGGCCTTGCGATTGGACTTTATTGACTCGACGATGCCCTTGAAGTCGACGTTTTCCGTTTCCATTCCCCCGCTGTCGTGCGCGAGGATTCCCTTGCTGCGTGAGTTCCAGCTCCAATCCGCTTCGATTTGAGAGAGCGGAATGATTTCGATTTTCTCTGCCTTTTCGGCCATGGGTTTGCCTCTTGTTCTGTCGTGCGATTGAGCCGTCCGTGGCGAGTGGCTAAGACGTTTTGATTCGCGTCTACTCGTCACCTTACGGACGGCGGATTTGTCTTTCGAATCCGTCCCCGGTCCGAACGCCGCACTCTTCCCCTTCCCTTTTGCGACGCCCTTTTCGTTACGGACCCGACCGTAGTCGCGGCCAAAAGGCAGGTCAATCGTTTTCGTAAACAGTCCCGTTTGATTCCTCATACTAATACCTACTTCCCTTTCTGTTTCCCTTTCCCCAAGTTATCCACAACCCTGTTTGCTACTTAGCTTTCGTACACCGGAGCGGTGCGCAGATAGGACACCGTACCTGTCCCGAGCGTGAGTGTTTGCGCCGTGTCGGCATACGAAGTGTCGGCACCGGTTTATCCACACCCTGTTGGCTATTCGTGGACGCAGCGGTTTTCCCGTACAGCGTATTTCCAGCGATGTTGACCGCAACGTCGTTGGGTAGGCTGAACGCGTGCGCTTTGCTGTCCCCGTCGTACTTGCGTCCGCAGAAAGGACAGAACGTGGCGGTGAGGGCGACGGACGGTCCGCGTTGCCGCTTGTCTATCTTCTCCGTTTGCAACAGAACGCGCGCGGGCGCGCTGGCGAGCCACGGTATCGAGCAGAGCACGCGCACGTTCTTCTGCGCGAGCGCCGCGCGGCCAAGCTCAATGCAGGAGCATCCGGGGCGCGTGTGGCTAGGACGTTTCTCCTGGCGACCAGGACGCTTCTTCGAATGGCCATGACGTATCTTGTGACTCATCCGGACCATCCAATTCCAATGAATTCTGCAATTGCTCGGTGCAAGGTTGCGATTCTACTTCGGGCGTTTCGCACAACGAGTTCTCCGTCTTGTTTCTCTTTGAGCGACTTGTCGAGCTCGCGTTCCAGCATGCATATTCTTGAGAGGACCGCGTATCCAAGCGTACTTTGTTTCTCTATCTCTTCGGCCCAATGTTGGGCTTGCAGAAGTGAGAGCGGGTCTCCCAAATACAAATGGGTACAGCGATGCGCGATTGGCAGTCGGCAAAGTTCTCCGTCTGCGTTTTTCTCTTGGCAACGTTTCATATCACCCTTTCGACGGTGTATTGATACCCGCGGGGACCGTGGACCTGGACGTGTTCAGTTACAAGCATTTCTGCTGCCTTTTTGGTCCCCTGCCATGGGACGTTTACGTTTGGTCCGACCGTGAGAGGAACGACAGTCCCGTCCGGCCGAGTGACGCGGACCCGGTACTGCTCGTCTCCGAAAATCCACGCCATGATTTTGTTTGGGAGGCTCACGATTTGCGCGCCTTTGGATATGTCGTCACCGGGTAAGCGGTCAAAACGCGTGGTCTCTTTGCGTCTCCGATTACCGCAAAGTCTGCTTCCTTTGCCGTTCGGAATGCCCGGTTCTCTTCGTCGAGCGTGCGCAGGACCGGAATCTTGGCAATCTGCGCCTCATCGCGCGCCGCGTTCAGGAAATCCAAGGCGCGCGACAATTCCCCGTTGATAACCGCCTGTCCGGCGCCGGCCAGGTAGTCCCTGGCGTTGGCGAGCGCTCTCAGGATGCTTGCTCTTTCGTCGTCGGTCATGTGGCGACCTCTCCTTTCCTCATGGCACCTTCCCCATGTTCTTCTGGACTCTTTCGAGGTACCCGACAAGCGCCGTGACCGCAGTCGTCAGGTCGTCCACTGCATCTTTCAGGATGTCACCCGTGGTATTCGTTTCGGCCCTCTCGAGAGAACGTTTTGCGATTTCGAGATAGCCCGCCGTTCCTTCAAACATGATTTGTGCTTCACTCTTTGGATTGCCCATTGTCTATAACCCCGCCAATTCCTCTCCCCACAAGTACGTCTGAACGTCCTTCAAGATTGCCTCGTACCGTGCGGCGCGCGAGGTCCGCCCCGTACCCTCGCCTCGAAACGCCTGCTCGATGGCGAGTAGAAGCTCCCCTCGCGTTTTGCGTTGCTCGGCAAGAGACGCCTCCCGCCGCGCGGCAGCGATGCGACGCAGCTCCAAGTCCACCACGCGGACCTCCTTCTCCCGTGCGCGTAATTTCGCCTGGAAGCTCTTGGACTGCTCGACCGTCCTCATCTTCCACCCCCCTGTTTCCTCTCGATTCCGTCGTTGTGCAGACGGTACTGCGCGACGACGGCGGCAAGCGCCGGAGTCATGTTGCTCATGAGGTCGCATGCGCGCGCGACCCTTTGCCGCGCGGTGCTTCCCAGCTCCTCAATCTCGGATTCCTTGCTACGATTCCCCTTTTCGCTTGTCATCGGTTACCCCTTTTTCTTGGTGTAGTATTCTCAAGCCAAACAATTTCGGTGTTTGCTTCCACGTCGAGCGGCATCAAAGACAGTAAATGTCGAAATGTTTTGACTGCGGTCTCTTTCGATTTGCCGTCATTGGAATCGTTGCCGGTTTGCGGTGCGACGTACCATTTCATGTCCGCACCGTTGCTTCTAGGACGTCCGCTGCCATTTCCAATCCCTCGTGCTTCGGGTCATCGTTCAGGCGGTACGCTTTGGCCAGCTTGCGAATCTGCTCGACGTAGGGTGCGAGCTTGAGTGCGTGCGCCTTGGCGACCATCAAGGCCGAGCAACCGGTGCAGACAGACGCCCCCTTGTCCCGGCAGACGTCGCACGGGGGCGCGGTGCGGCTGACGGACACGACCTGCAGGGCCCGCTTGACGCACCCCTTGCACACGACGCGCATGACGAGTTCCCCGCTCGGCATTTGCAGATAGCGCCGATGCCCCTTTCGCATCGGTTCACCGCACGCCGGACATGCCGTGCTCATGCTGGCCCCTCTTTCATGTCCGCCCATTCCCCTGGTCCGATGTTGATTAGGTCTCCCTCGCGAAAGACGCTACCGCGTGATTCGAGCATCTTGACGACGATACTTCCGCCGCCGTTCTGGTGTTGAAAGGCAACCTTTGCCCCGTCGAGGTAGTGTCCCTCAATGGCAATCGTCCCCTCTTGTCCTTTGGTCGGTTGTTTCATCGTGTCCCATTATCTAAATTTGTTTCTTCGGGACCCCAATACGGTGGCGGCAATTGACCTGTTTCCTTATAGTAACAACCGGCGCACCGATAACGAAAAATGCCTGGAATCTTGAACAAGCGAAGTGGATAAGTATTGCACCCACAACAATTGCCTATGCGTGTTTCCGGGTCTTTTGCTTGTTTGCTCATACGTTTGCCCCGCTCTCCCTTTGCTGACGTCGCATTTGTCTCATGCCGCGTGCAATTGCCCGGACAGCGTACCCGCGCCCGCGCGCGTTCCAGTCATCGATGAACCGGACAAGCACCGCACGCCCGTCCGTTGTCATCTCGGGGACATCATGTAGCGTCGCGGCGCAGATTCCGTGATAATGCCGCGTGCCCCCGTCCGCGTCGCACACGATGACGCGCGTTCCTTTTATCCGGCGCCGGCAAGTTTGGCAGCTCATGAAGGACCCTCAATGACATTAACAATTTCGGTAATCATTTCAGCATAAAGGCACTCTGTCTTATGCTTCGGACTCACGCGAGAATTTGCGCGGTGTTTTGCGAGGCAGGTAGAACAAATAAGCCATCGTTCATCGTGGGATAGGTCCCATTCGTGCTCACGCAGAGCTTCAAGACGTTTGGCAAGGTTCGTAGACATGGGTCAAACCTCCCCGATTTGCCGTGAGTACTTGCGAAGCATCTTGCGCGCGGCGAGTGCCTGGCGGTGTGACAGGGACTCGTGTCCCGCGAGGTCGTGTCCGAACGCGGCATCGAACTTGTTGAAACCGGCGCCGTCCTCTTGCACGGCACCGTCGCACATGCCCGCGAGGGTGCGTAGCGCCTGGTGGATGCGCTGTACCTCGGCGGGCGGCAGAATGAGACACGGTGTACCCTCGCCATGCTCCGAAACGCAATCCTTCTCGTGCCCGGCACGTCCTACGGGCGCCTCGACAAGCGGGCGACCGCTCATGTCCGGGATGGTCTCTGCGTCCAGTACCGCGTCCAAGACCGCCTGTTTCGAGGTCAGGATTTTCGCGATGCGCGCGTCGATTGACCCTCGGATGACCAGGTGCTGCACCAGGACCGACTCCCTCTGTCCGATGCGATGCGCGCGGTCCTCGCACTGGCTCATGTTGCCCGGAGTCCAGTCAAGCTCCGCGAAAACGACGTGTGACGCAGCTGTCAAGGTAATGCCTACGCCTGCAGCGGTGAGTGAGCCAATGAACACACGGACGGCCGGGTCCGTCTGAAACGCGTTTACCGCTGCCTGGCGGTCTGTCATGGTCGTGTCACCGGTCAGGGTCACGTACCCCACACCAAGAGCGTCCAGGCCATTGGCTAGCCCTGCAATGACGTCCTTGTGATGCGCGAAAACGATGATTTTCTCGGACGACTCGAGCGATTCTTCCAGGTGGTCCAGGACCGCGGGTATTTTGCGCACCGCGTCCGCGTGCCGTACGCGCGAGATGTCTTCGAACGCAATCTTGTTCGACCGAACGCGCCGGACGAATTCGTCGTAGTTGCGTTCGTCAAGGTCCGCGTCGTCGTAGTCGCCGCATGTGCCCTCGATTTCAATGACCTGCCGTCGCTTGGGCGGCAGCTCGGTAAGGACGTCTTTTTTCAGGCGCCGGACCATGCAGGTTGCGCGCAACTTCTCTTGGAGTTCGGCCGTGTTGCTGGCGCCGTCGAACATCCACACGCTTTTCGTGCGCGAGACTTGCTCCTTGTGCGCGGCGCAGTAGCGTTTGGCGTACCGGAAGAAACCCGCGCCCGCGCCCGCTCCCACGCACACGCCCTTGACCACGCCCGCGGGGTCCCATTCGGCGGGAGCGACCATTTGCAGAATCGGGAAAAGCTCAATCGGTTTCGCCTCGATGGGCGTGCCCGTCAGGCAAAGGATTTTCTTTGCCAGCCGCGCGATGCGCTGCGCGTGTTTCGAGCGTGCGGCTTTGGGATTCTTCGCGCGGTGCGCCTCGTCGAAGACCACGAGGTCATAGGCGAAATTGGTGACCTTACCGAGCACGTCCCAATTGATGATTTCGACGTCCGCGGGAGCGCTGTTCAGCATGCCGACCGTGAGCGGACGCGTGAGCCATTTGCGACACTCGGCCTGCCAATTGAGCTTGACCGATGCCGGGCAGACGATGAGAACGCGGTGAATCTCGGGCGACGCGTTGATTACGCCGATGGCTTGAATCGTCTTGCCAAGTCCCATTTCGTCGGCAATGAGGGTGCCCTTACGCGTCATGGCGTACGCGATGCCAGCCAATTGGTAAGGCAGATAACGCAATCCCGTGGGGGCTGGTATCTCGGGGGTGACACTGCCTACCGCAGGTGCGGTAGCGCGACTTTCGGCGGTTGCCGCCTGGAGGGCCTTACCCTCGGCAGAGCACGCGGCGTGCGCGACGGTGCGCGAGCCCTTGGTCCACGAAATGCGGTCGCCAGGCTGCACCTCGCGCGAGCAAACAGAGCATTTCGAGGCGAATTTCGCTGAAATCAGCATGCGCCCGTCCCCGCTATCGGCCGAACTGACTCAACGATGACCCACGCGCCCGCGACCCGCACCGTGCGCGTGGTCGCAAGCGCCTCCGCGATGAGTGCGGCAATGTGAGCGGACCGCGCGGACCGCGCGTCCAGCTGCTTTTTGATGTTGTAGCCCATGTCCCCATGCCTCCGTTTCGAGTTCTCGCAAACTGTACCTAGTGAGCCTAAGACTTGGTACGGCACGGTTCAAGCGAAAAAGTAGTACCAGGGACTAATTTTCAGAACGCGGCGCAAGTTCACGAAAACATGAGGCTAGGACGTGTCTGAGTTGACTACATGCGGAAACCGTCCGCGTACCGTGCGATTTCTTTACATGTAAGGGCATGTAGTTTTATGACGTCCGCCGTTTCGGCGCTCATGAGAGCCGAAGCTGCTTGCGCCCGGCAACTGAGTGTAGTAGCGCGTCGCGCGCGACCTCGGATGGCTCGCGCGCCAGCTCCGAACGAACTGAGCTTCGCGGTCCAAAGGCAATATCAGCTGCTTATTGCTCTTCGGATTTCGTGGTGTCACGTCTATCCCCTAGAATACTTCGTAGCGCACTCTCTCTTCGAATGAGCCGGCCCGCCTCTGCATTTGCAGCGGCTTGCGCTTTTGCTTGACTCTCGCGTTCTCTCTGAATTCGCAAGACGTCCGAGACAAGTCGCTGGTATTCTAGCTCGGGCATTGGAGCGTGTACGAGTTTGCTGTCGCGCAGTCCGACTCCAATCACGCGCCAATCTGCAATGCGATAGACGAGTGAAAAGTGGTGACGTTGCGCCTGTTCGTGTTCGTAGCAGTGGTTAAAACCGCATGTGGCGCATTCCTGGTAGTCGGCTGGCAGATAGCGTGAGGTCACTACCGTATTTCGCGGCTCTCTTCGGTACGCAAGCCAAATTGCGGAATCCCTCGGTATTCCTGCAATGAGCGCGTCGGTCGGGTCTGTCATGTCTTTATCGGCAGTCATTAGAATCGTAGCTCGGATGTAGCCATACGTTCGACGGATTCTTAGTTCTGAATTCCGGGGTTGTCTTTGGGGCAATCGCTCCACACGTTGGACACCACATGACGTCTCCCTTTCCGAAATCCGGTACCCCTTTATGCAAGCAGGCACGTAATTTTTCCTTATCAACGAGAGACATTTCTCCAATACGCATCTTTTTCCCTTTCGTGCAGTTCGTCAGCGGTAGCGGCAGTGGCCAATTCTTCACCCCCCCCCCCGCGAACCCTTCCTCATTCAGTTCCCTTCGTCTCCAAATCCGTACTCTGACAGGTCCGCGTCGGGTTGTTCCAAGATTTCTTGTTCGAACGCCGCAAGGTCCTTATTTTCTTGCGACTTTTTCGCATTGTCGTACGGCTGGCTCGTGGCATCGGAGGGGAAACTACGCAGCTTCAAGGTCAAACCGTCCAGGTTGACCATCTCACGTTTGGGCAAGGGACTAAACGACATATCGACGGGTCGCACAATCCAATTGCCGTATCGTGGCGCTTGGTGGAGCGTGCCGTCCTCATGTTCCTCAGTCCCCCCTTTTGCTCTATTGTAAACCCAATCGCCCTCCAAACCCGAGGGGCCACCCGCGCGGGATATCGAAGTCTTCGCGCCGCAAAAGCGCTGGACGTTCGCGACGCGCACCGTGCGCGAATCGCGGTAGCGTGTCCACGAATCCACAATCGTGCGCCAGTTTTCAAAGACTACGCTCTTGCCGACCCCTCGCCCGCGGATTTTCGTGAGATGTTCGGTAGTCGGATTCAAGGGGAAATAAATTCCCGGACGCGCCATGAACACTCCCTGTTTGACACTCTGCTCTTCCCACCCGCCCAAGGGTTTCCCCGTGTGTCCCGTTCCCGTATCCTTTGGCGTGGGGGGCGTGAGCCGCTGCCGCGTATAGATACCATCGGTCGCAATCATGAGAAGGTCGGAGCGCTTCTGGTGAAGGCGCATCATGTGCAGGATTTGCGCGCGGCATCCCGACGTTATCATCCCGGCCCATACCCAATTGTTGAACTGCGCGCTTCCAATCGACTGCGCCAGTTTGCCGTAGCAGCTGTTGCACCCGAGCTTGAGAACTATCCCCGGACCCTCTTTGCCAATGCGGCACCGCTCCGCGTAGTACTCGGGAATCCGCGCGAACGGCCGGCATTCGCAACTCGAGAGATAGACCCACGCTTCCGCAAACCTGACGTGGTGGAATGTCTTTTGCGCCTCCAAGAATTCAAGCTTATAAACCCACCCGCCTCCCGACTCGATAGGAAACGAAATACATCCTTCCTCATCTCGGAACGGCAAGGGGCCCCAATCGTCGTACGGACGGCCGCTCGCGTCGGCGTTCGGTCCCAGCTCGTAGCGCACGATGGCGGTTTTCCCTCGGCGCATGACGCTAGGGTCCGTCGTATGAATCCAATACCCGTGCAAGAGACACGGAAGGAACGTAATGTGATACGGGTAGGCGCTCGAGATATCGTAATTCCAGACTTGACCCTCCACCGGTCCGATGACCGAATTTTCGAACCGTCCGCCGAAAAACGCGCACGCGATTGCGTACTTCAGTTCCGCGTCCGTGCTTGGGGGTTTTCGCAATTGCTTGCGAATGCCCATGACTCCCAGCATCGCGCCGGCCGAGGACCCTGCCCCGTAGAACGTCTTGAGCGGCAATTGCACCTGCTCGTGCGCGGCGCAGAGCTTGCGCGCTAGCTCGGCCATGTACCGGCATTCTTCCAGGCAATACGCCTTGACCTTCCCCGGACTCTCCCTATCGAAGTCCGCGCGTTTGTCCTTCATGTGTGTCATGTGCGCGCGCATTTCTTCGGAGCCGACTTTCCAGTCTTTCAGGGCGCCTACGAATTTGCTCTGATAGAACTTGAATACGTCCCAAATCGTGCGCTTGCTGCCTAGATGCGCGACGACGAATTTCGTTCCGACCATGTTCAAACGGTAGGCGTCTTTGCGACGATGGTCCCCGCTCGGGTGCCACCAAATAGGCTCCGGCCCGAGCGCCTTTCTCTTTCCCTTGCCCGGACGGAGCTCCGGGCGAAAAAGAAAGTAGAGCGTCTTGTCGTCGCAGTCGGTCAGGATTTTCGTCAAGTCGTAATTGAACGCATAGGCGAATATCCGCGCCTTGCTCGGTAGCCGCAGAATGAAGTCCAGGCATTCGACGGTCGATAGACCCTTGACGCCAGGTTCGAACCGTTTCTCGGTATCGTTCCACGCCGCTTCCCAGCTTGGACTCGAGACGGCGTAGCAGAAACCGCCACCGTCCCCGGCAGCCGCAAGATAAACATACGTGTGATTCTCGCGGCCTTGCCCTTCCCCGTCGATGCCTAGGAAAACATCATCTTGAATTCCCATTGGAGACCCGAGCGATTTCGCGTTTGATATACCACTCGGCTTTGCGTAAGTCTGTTAGCAAGTCGGGACTCTTGAGCCCCGCACGCCAAAGGTACTTGATGGCGTTGCCGACATTGAACGGTAAGTGTTCTACGATATCGATGCATTCGACTCCGCTCGGATGCGAAGTGTAGTGCGGTGGATGATTGACGATATCCGGATTGTTACTCATGACTCAACCCAACCTGTAACGAACGACAATGACGTGCGGAAAGAGACGTCTACCTGGACGTCCCATTCTTTTCAGCATTCGACGTCGTTCGCTGGCTTCCGCTCTCTTTAGATACATCCCTTTGCAAATTGCTCTTGGCGACCCTTCAACGTATACAGCGTAAACGGTCCCGGCAATCCAAGGGTAAACGCGTCTCGCGTAGCTCATGTGCTTACGAATCATCCCGTCTGTCGAACCGCGACGGACCCGGTATGTATGGCCGTCCGCCAGGCGTAGGTGGATGCATCGGCAAGTTCTCCCGCCGCAAACATTCAGGAGTGTCGTAGCGGTCGACCTTCGCGGGTGCGGCTGCTTGTGCGGGCGACGTAGCGCTCGCCCGCGGATTCTCCCCACGCCTCAAAGCCAGGCGGTTCTCTACCGTCAAGAGGAACGCTTCGTCCACCTTGGACAAGCCCACGCCGCGAACGGACTGGAGCTTGGTGAACATTCCTCCAAGGCGCGTTCGTTCGGTCAGAGTCAAGTCCGCGAGCATGCAAAGCTCAATGCGATTGACGTCGGTTCGGATTGTCATTCCTTTTTCCCTTTCATGGCTTGAACAACTGCGATGTTTCCTTCCCGTTCGAATCTCCCCCTCTCACGCCGGTCCGGTGCGACGATGAGATTCCAAATGTGCCAGGCGCCCTCGATATCCGCCGCGTACCACTCGGGAGCTAACTCCAGACGGTTGCCGAGCAGATTCAAGACGCGCTCTCCCCCGAGCGGCCACCGGACGAAAAGCGACGGCGGCTCTCCTGCGCCAATGACCACGAGCATTCTTTGCTCTTGCGAATGGCGGTGGATGACCGGAATTGAAACCGAAAACCGCGCGACGATACGGCACTTGACCTTGAGCGTTTTATGGGCCACGAGACTAGGACGGGCATCGGTGGCGCTAGGACGCTCCGAGCGGCTAGGACGCTCCGAGCGGCTAAGACGTTCATCGTTTGCGTCATGCGGCGAAATCGGAGAAGGAAGGGGAGAATCCAAGGGAGTAGACCTCCCGAAGAGTAAGCCCTGATTCGCTGGCAATTCGCCTCGCTTCCGCATCCCAATTCTCCGCGTTCCAAAGAGCGTTGTAGACGTACCG